TTGACATGGTACAGAATGGAATGAGTATTCAGATCAGTCAGGATTACTCTTCTATGGTTAACTTTGCACGTTGTAAGTGTCTGGGTGCAAATGTGTTGCGTGGTCCTAATCAGATCCCTTGGGATGGTAAGTTGGAATACGACTACCAACTGTGGATCGACTCAGACATCGTGTTCGATACGAATAAGTTCTGGCAACTCTGTGATATGGCAGTCTCTGCCGATGGTACAGAGAAGGAGATTACTGCTGGATGGTATGCCACTGAAGATGGACACACGACTTCTGTTGCACACTGGTTAGAGGAAGATGACTTCCGTAAGAATGGTGGAGTGATGAATCACGAAACTGTCGAATCCATTCAGAAACGTAAGAAACCTTTTACTGTTGATTACACTGGTTTTGGATGGGTATTGATCAAGAAGGGTGTCTTTGAGAATCTGGAATACCCTTGGTTTGCTCCTAAGATGCAAGTCTTTGAGAGTGGAAATGTACAGGACATGTGTGGTGAGGATGTCTCATTCTGTCTTGATGCTAAGGAGAAAGGATTTGAAATCTGGTGCGATCCTCGGATTAGGGTCGGTCACGAAAAAACTCGCGTTATCTGAGGTACTGAACTATGATGATGAAAGGCGGCACCTATGTAAAGGGCAAACCGAAAAAAACTCGTCAAGGAAACTCGCAGTATACTCTGCGTTCCGCGACATCTCGTAATAAGGCAAAGAAGCGTTATCGTGGACAAGGTAAGTGATGTAATAGTAGATGCATTATTCGCAACCCCAGTCCTTATAGTAAAACTGAATCATTCTGTAGATGTGGTTGAAAAACTATGTCTACAGGAGTTTAAGAAAGATTCTAAGGGACAAATAAATTCTAATATTGGAGGGTGGCATTCAGGAAACATTTTGGATTCTGATGCCCCCTTTTCTATTATTAAAGATATTGAAGAGGTAGCACAGGATTTTGCGGCACGATATCTTTTTATTGGTAAAAAGGTTGAGATACCAAATGCCTGGATTAACATCAATGAGAAAAAAGATTTAAATTCAATTCATACTCATCCTGGTGCTATTCTATCAGGTGTTTATTATGTTAGAACACCAAAAGATTGTGGGAACTTAGTATTTGAACATCCAGCAATCACCGCAATCGAACGAGATTGGCGATTTAATAAAGAAACCAAACATACTACAATGAATAGTATGGTATGGTCTTATCCACCTAAAGAAGGTTATTTGTATATGTTTCCTTCTTGGATTCCACATTTGGTTGAACCAAGTATGAGTAATAAAAAACGTATTTCAATCTCATTTAACGTATGGTAAATAGAACAGATACATTAGTACATAATGGCTGCTCTTATTTGTAACCTCCCCTCGGTTGAGGTATGGGTACGTAAAGAATATTTGACCGACCATCAAAGTGGTCATGGCGAATTTGTTAAAGGCGTCTGGGTATCATGTAAGTCGATCCCTGGACGCACTTTTTATTTTGAAACGTACCTTCCTGAATATGCTGCAATGTACGATAAGTTACCTATCAGTGCGTTTGTTTCCGCGCCGGAGACTCCTAGTCCTGATATGAACTTACCTAACCTACAATTTTGGAATTGTATGGACTATGGTGTTGTTGCAGTAACGAAGCAATTCATTGGTTCTATGGACTATGAATTGTATACTCGTGACTTTGGTATTCAAAAAGGTACATATATTTGTACAATAGACAACTATCATCAGGATCCTGAGGTGGTTGACTATGCTACAAGTGAAAATCCTGCTGAACACAAGTCACATAACCTAATTGAACTAGAAAATGGGCAGTATGCACTGTATCCAAACAATAGAATGCGTATCTATGACAATAGTTTGACTCCTGTTGATCCAAAAATGCCTGATTTTAAGGTGTCAACGCAATATTATCAAGTTGAAAATGGGTTTGAACGTCTCGGTATGGGTCGTGAAGACGAATATTTTTGGAAAACTGCTAAAGAACGTGAAGATTCACCCAAAAAAGAGGAAAAAATCGATGACTGACAACCTTTATCCCAACACAGACAGTAAATTTGTGCGTGAAGTGTGGGGTACAACCGAACTAATCACTGATTATTGGCAAAAACCGAAGAAAAAAGTGCTACAAGAGATTGAAAATGACGATTTGACCGAAAAATCGGAAAATTGTTACGACGATAACGAAATTTTTGATCCAAATCCTTAATAAATAAAATATAATCGCTATATTCGTGTGCCGATACAACGGGTAAGTCAAGGTTTTAAGGATATAAGCATGACATTTCAGAGAAATCCTCTGAATGACGACCTTGTGGTGCTAAAAAACGCTACTGCTATTGCCCGTTCGGTAAAAAACATCGTATTTACGCAACCTGGAGAGAAATTTTTCAACGAGGACTTCGGTTCTCGTGTCTCCAGGTTTTTGTTTGAGAATATTGACCCTGTTACTGCCTCTAATATTAAAGATGAAATTGTACAATCTATTTTGAACTTTGAACCTAGAGTGCAATTAATCAAAGTCAGCGTTGTTCCTGATTATGATGGTAATGCAATGAACGCAACTATACAATATAGCATCATTGGTGCAGATATCCCACCACAATCGTTAGATCTCGTTTTGCTTCCAACCAGGTAAAAAATGCCATTATCAAATTTCACTAACCTGGACTTTAATCAGGTTAAAACAACACTTAGAGAATATCTAAAAGAAAATTCTAGTTTCACTGACTATGATTTTGAAGGATCTAACCTTTCGACGATCCTTGACGTTTTGGCATACAATACCTACATTACTTCGTATAACGCAAACATGGTTGCGAACGAAGTTTTCATTGATAGTGCGACTCTAAGAGAGAATGTGGTCTCTTTGGCAAGAAATATTGGTTATACGCCAAAATCACGCAAAGCTGCCCGTGCTACCATCACATTTTTTGTTAACACTGGTGATCTTTCACCTGCACCAGCAACTATTACTCTCAACAAAGGAGTTGTAGCAAGTTCTTCTAGTTCTTTTGGATCACAATCGTTCGTTTTTTCGATTTTAGAAGATATTACGGTTCCTGTTGTTGATAATACTGCACAATTTAACAATATTCCCGTTTTTGAAGGAAATTTAGTCAATTCTAACTTTACCTACAACGCTAGAAACTTAGAGCAGAAGTTCATTTTGGATAATATCGGTATTGATACCGATTTGATGACAGTAACAGTCAAACCAAACCAACAATCCTCTAGAAGTGTAAAATATAGTCTTCAGGATAGTTTGTTTGATATTGACGGAGACTCAAAAGTATACTTTATCCAAGAAGTTGATGATGAGAGATATCAAGTCATCTTTGGAGACAATATTTTTGGTAAAAAACTTGAAGATAACAATTTTATCGAAGTAAACTACATCACCTCTAGTGGTGACGCTGCAAATGGCGTCAATAATTTCAAATTCTCGGGTAGACTCTCTTACAATCGTAATTCTGAAGAATATGTTGTCACTTCGGGTGTTTCTGCACTTACAACAGGCATAAGTGCCTCTGGTGGGGAGTCAATTGAAGGTGTTGAGTCAATTAAGAAGTTTGCACCTCGCATCTATGCTTCTCAAAACAGAGCATTAACCGCAAATGACTATGAAACGCTAATTCCAGCAAAAATTTATCCAGAAACCGAATCAATCTCCGTTTTTGGTGGTGAAGAGTTAGTTCCACCTCAATACGGCAAAGTTTTCATCAGTATCAAACCCAGATTTGGCGATTTCTTGCCAAATTTGATGAAAGAGAATATTAAGGCAAAATTGAAGAAATATGCCGTTGCTGGAATCGTCCCTGAAATCCTAGATCTCAAATATCTCTACTTAGAGGTTGATAGTAAGGTTTATTATAACTCAAACCTCGCTCCATCGGCAACAGCAGTCTCTACTATCGTTCAGAACAACTCAACCAAGTATGCTGAGTCTTCTGAGATGAATAAGTATGGCGCAAGGTTCAAATATAGTAAATTCTTGAAAATTGTTGATGATAGTCATGAAGCAGTCACTTCTAATATCACGACAGTGAAAATGAGAAGAGATTTGAGAGTCGTTACTAATTCATTTGCAGAATATTCAATTGGATTTGGTAATGAGTTCTATATTAAGAGTATGGACGGTTACAACATCAAATCTTCTGGATTTAACGTTGCGGGAATCAATGAACCAGTTTATTTGGGTGATATTCCTAACACCAACAGAGTAGATGGTTCTATTTTCTTGTTTACCGTTCCAAATATCGGTTCCCAGTCTCCTACCATCGTTAGAAGAAATGTAGGAACTATTAATTATGTTTCTGGCATCGTAACTTTAAATCCCATCAATATTCTAAGTGCAAAGGACAAAGATGGTATTCCTATTATTGAAATCGAAGCATCACCTCTTTCTAACGATGTTGTCGGATTACAGGATCTTTATTTGCAACTAGATATAGGGGGTAGTAATTTTGAAATGATTGTTGATGAAATCTCCTCTGGTTTGGATCCATCGGCATCCAACTACATTGTATCTCCAAGTTACGCTAATGGTAATCTAGTGAGGGCAGGTGGTAGTACAAGCACCACAGGCGTCGTACAGGGGACCACAGGCACCACTGATGGGACATCTGTCACAACTACTACAGGTGGCACTAGCAGTGGTACATCTTACTCAACACCTTCTACGACTACATCTACATCTGGATCTTCAGGTTCAAGTTCTTCATACTAAGACGATAAATCAATAAAATGTCAAAAAACAGAGTCCAACTCAACAGCGTTGTTTCTAGCCAACTTCCCCAGTATGTTCAGGAAGATTATCCTTTAGTATCCAGTTTTTTAAAGCAATACTATCTCGGACAGGAATACCAGAGTGGACCTGTTGACTTGATTCAAAATATTGACGATTATATTAAATTAGATACGACAACAAATATCGTTGAGTCTGTTGTTCTACAAGAAGATACTAACTTTTACGATAAAACAATCAAGGTAGATCCTGTTAAATCACCTGCAGGAACCGTTGGGTTTCCTGATTCCTATGGACTGCTGAAGATTGACAATGAAATCATTACGTACAGAGATAAAACTGATTTTTCATTTACAGGATGTAGAAGAGGTTTTGTTGGAATCACTTCTTACAAGAGTCAAACTAATAGTGACGAATTAGTTTTTGAAGAATCTGAATCTGATGATCATAAGGAAGGTGCGAAAATTGAGAACCTGAGTGTTCTGTTTTTAAAGGAGTTTTTATTAAAGACAAAAAATCAACTTCTCCCTGGATTGGAGAACAGAACTTTAGATGAAGATCTGAATCAAAATATCTTTTTAAAGCAATCTAAGGATTTCTATCTTAGTAAAGGTACAGACCAATCGTTTGAAATCCTGTTTAAAGCATTATATAACAAGGACGTAGAAGTCATTAGACCATCGGAGTTTCTGTTTACTCCCTCTAATGCTAGATACGAAATCGTAAATCAAATTGTTGTTGAACCAGTTGTAGGTGATCCTGAGAATCTGGATACTGCAACCTTGTATCAAGATGCATATAAGTTTGATAAAAACATACAGAGGTCATATGCACCCATTACCTCTGTTGAAAAAATTGAGGTTGGATACGGTAAGACATTCTATAAGTTAAATTTTGACGGCGGATATAATAGAGATATTGGTGTTGAGGGCACTCAGTATGGTCAGTTTAAGGTAGAACCCTCCACGAAGGTTATTGGAGCAGTCTCCTCTGGTTCTACCATTTTTGATGTAGACTCCACTGTTGGATTTGGAACCACTGGTGAACTGTATGTTACTTACACAGATACTACGACAGGTGTGGTATCTTATACCTCAAAGTCTTTAACTCAGTTTTTTGGTGTAACTAATCTTACTAAAAATATTGCTGATACGACCACGGTTGGTATTAACACCTTTACGTATGGAAGATCTAAATTAAATCAAGATGAAATCATTAAAGTCAGAATATCTTCTGTCTATAATTCATTTGAACTTCCCGAAAACACGGTTTCTTTCAAAAAGGGTGGAACTGCAAATGTAACCACATATGGTTTTTCTGAAGATAATTTTAAAACAAATAAATGGGAATATAATGTCTCACCTTGTTACAGCGTAGAAAAAGTTGTATTACTTGATTCATCTGATTCTACTTATAGTATAACTCTAGAATCAAGGCATTATCTAAAAATGGGTAATGATATTACACTCATTTTGAAGAATGATAATAGATTACAATCCAATGTTATCGGAATTGATAATGAGAAGACATTTAGAGTTCGTGGTCAAGGTGTTCTGGATGTAACGCAGGTCTCTCACGTTCAGAGAAATATTCAGAAAGGTGAGTCGAATACTTTTTCTGACATCAGTAGATTCTCTACTGGTGTTGATAATTTGTATAAAAATGACGATGGTGATTATTTTGTTGCTTCTCCTTCCTTACCAGCATACAACGCACAACCAATTGAGGTAACTGCAAGAAAAATTACGTTCTCTGGAACTTTTGTTGGAACTGAATTTGAAATTACCCCTGGTGTAGAGCATGGTTTCTATACTGGAGAATCTGTTTACTATCGTGCCAGCACCACAGTTGAGACAGAGGTAATTAACGATAATGGCGACACTCGGGATAAAGTTGTAAGAGGAGATGCTTTATTTGCTGATGGTTTATATTTTGTAGAGAGAGTTGATGGATTTACATTAAAGTTTGCAAAGAGTAGAGATGATATCTTAAACGGAAAGTATGTAAGTGTTGATAGTTCTGTAACAGTCACCGACAGTACACTTCAACCATATGAGTATGACACCAAAACTCTGAAACCTCAGAAAATTCTGAGAAAAATTTCTACACCAATAGTTCAAGGTTCTAAAACTCCAACCAAACCAGGTACAACTGGAGTTCTTATTAATGGCGTAGAAGTTCAAAACTATAAGTCAAATGACATCATCTCGTATGGTGCTATTGAAAGTGTTGATATTTTAGTTCCCTCCAATGGAATCGATGTAATCAATGTTCCAAATCTGATTATTAAGGACAGTGTTGGAACTGGTGCAACTGGTCATATTGCTGTATCTGGTTCTTTAAGAGAAGTCAGAGTCTTAGATGGTGGATTTGACTATCTGCATACACCAACTTTGAAGATTGATGGTGGCAACGGAAAAGGTGCATTTGGTAGAGTCAACATGAAGTTGATTAACCACGCACCAAAGTTCTTTGCAGACGAAGCATCTGCTAAGGTTTCTCTCACCGATGATACGATTGGATTCTCTACATTCCACAAATTTAGAAATGCAGAGCAAGTTCAATATCAAACTTTTGATGAAGAGTGTATTGTTGGTTTAGATACAAGCGCATTATACTTCCTGTCTGTAGTTAATAATACAACAGTAAAATTACACCCAACACAAGCAGACGCTATATCTGGTATCAATACTATTTCTTTGACTGGATTTGGTGTTGGTAAGCACGCACTCCAGACCGTAAACAAAAAATCTATTGTATCTTCTATCACCGTGGTTAATGGTGGAAGTGGATATGAGACCAAGAAGAGAACTGCGCCTATAACAGGAATCAACACATCATCAAATGTTATCACAATCAGCAATCATGATTACAAGAGCGGTGAAAAAGTTAAGTATAGTGTAGTTGGAACTGTTGCTGAAGGTCTGACTGATGATACTGAATATTATGTAACTACGATTGACAAAGATTCCTTTAGACTATCTGCAGTTGGAGTCAGTTCTGATAAGGAATTTTTCTATAGAACTAAGCAATATGCAGATATTACCTCTGTTGGTGTAGGAACTCATACATTCAACTATCCAGCAATCACAGCAACTTTAGTCGGTGACGTTGGCATATCCTCTGTTGGCACAGAAACATTCAAGGCTTCAATTCAACCAATTGTAAGAGGTCAGATTACTTCGGTTCACCTTGAAAGTAATGGTGTTGGATACGGTTCTTCCGAAATCTTAAACTTTGATCGTCAACCAACAATTACCATTGGCAGCGGAGCAAACGCTCAAGTAAAACCAGTCATAAACAACGGAAGAATTGAGCAAGTTATTATTTTGAATGGTGGTTATAATTATGTGTCTACTCCTGACTTAAGAATTACTGGAGAAGGTATTGGCGCAGTATTAGTCCCAATCATTACTAACGGAGTTCTTACTGAAGTTAGAGTATTAGAATCAGGTGCAGACTACACCGAAGATGATACTAGAGTGTTGGTAGAAAATACTTTTGATTTAGAACTTCAACCAGAGTTCTACTCTAATTTAAAAACTTGGAGAGTAAACTCTTTTGAAAAGAACTTCTCATTCTTCACAAAAGACGACGGTTCTATCAGACTTGGTAACAATGAACTTCAGTATACTCATCTTTATGCTCCTAGAGTTTTAAGAGAAAATAACTACGCTGTAGATGCGGAAGGAAATATTCTTTACGGCGAAAGTGATCTAAGAAAAGTTAATAGTATTGAGGTTGATTCAGATCAACACTCACCAATTTTGGGATTTGCCTATGATGGCAATCCAATTTACGGACCATATGGATACACCACAAAAACTGGTGGTGCTGTAACTCAGATGAAATCTGGATATTCTCTAGATCTCAAATCTGGAAGACCTCCTCTATCTAAATTTCCAGAAGGTTTCTTTGTTGAAGACTACACACATAAGAAAACCACGGATTTGTCTACTCTTGACGAGAACAATGGAAGATTTGGTGTAACTCCTGAATATCCAAACGGAACTTACGCTTACTTCATGACAGTAAACAATCTGCAGACCGAAGAGTCTGGAGTGTTTGAAAAGTACAAGAAACCTGTCTTCCCTTACATTATTGGTGAAAACTATCACTCGGTTCCTAACGAATTCAACTTTGATACGGCGTCAAACCAAGATGACTTTGACTTTGGAGCAAATGGTCTTCGTAGAAACACCGACCCACTTAATTTGATTGAAGGAAATAGAGAGTATCCATACGTTTACATTCCTAACAAACTTAATCAGACAGCAAAAATAACTGCTGCTGCACCAGGAACAGTTGATTCTATTGGAATTTTGACCGGTGGTACTGGTTACAGAGTAGGAGATACTCTTAACTTCAATAACACCAACACTGGTGGAGATAGTGCTTATGCTAAGGTCAGTAAAGTAAAAGGAAAATCAGTCTCCAATATTAGTGTTGCATCTAGTTCTATTAGTAGTGTAGAAGTATATCCAAAGTCGTCTGGTCTTTACGAAGTTGTTTGTGACAACCCACATGAGTTCAGCAACTTAGATATTGTTTCTATTACTGGTATTTCCACAAACGCTAGTGGAATTGAAGGAACTTATACTGTAGGCATCTCTTCTAATGTACTCCGTATGGCGGGCGTTGGAACAACTGCGGTCTCAATCGGCACTGAAGGTGTAACTGGTTTGGTTACTCACTTTAGTGTTACAGGTGATATTCTTGCAACCAAGGTAAATGATGTCCTGGGTATCGGAACTGAGAAAGTTAAAGTCCTTAATGTAGACTTTGAAAACTCTAGACTCAGGGTTCTTAGAGCGGTTCGTGGAACTGTTTCTGCTGCACATACAATTGGTAAGTTCTTGATTGAAGATTCTCGTAATTTTGATATTAAAACAGGGATCACTTCAACATATAAGTTCAGAAGAAACGAACAAGTATACTTTGATCCTAGCGAAACTGTTGGTTTAGGAACCACTGCTGGAGTTGGTATCGGTTCTACATTATCCTTTGCTAATCCAGGTGCAGGAATCACTCAGAAGTTCATTCCAACCAAGTCTCTCTTCTTCAAGAATCATAACTTTAAGACTGGCGATCAACTGACATATTCACCTGGAAATGGTGGAACTGGTCTCTACGTTGAGGATGAAACAAATGTAGGTGTAGGAACCACACTGACTAATGGACAAAAACTATTTGTTGCTAAGATTGACGATGATCTTATCGGAATTGCAACTGTAAGAGTTGGATTAGGAACAACTGGAACTTTTGTTGGAGTTGCTGCATCTCATAGAAACTCTTCGACTCTATTCTTTAAAGGAGTTGGTGTTGGTAACACTCATAGTTTCACAACCAATCATACTGTCATTACTGGGGAATCTAAGAAAAACACAGTCACAGTCACCACAACTGAGGCACATGGTATTAGTGCTAAGCACAGAGTTGATGTATCAGTCAATCCAAGAACAGAACAAAGTGTAGTTGTAAAATATAATGACTACAATAGAAACCTTATTTTCAACCCTCTTGGATTCTCCTCTACTGGTATCAATACTTCTACTGGTGCAATCTACATTCAGGACCACAACTTATCCAGTGGTGATAAAGTAATTTACAACGTTGGTGTTGGAAGCGATGTTTCAAGTGGACTGACGAATGATAAGGTTTACTATATCTCTAGAGTTGATGATGATAACTTTAAGTTATCAGATAGTTACTATAACGCTACAAGAGATATTCCTGTAACAGTTGGAATTGCTAGCACTGGACTCACTGGTGGAAACATCAATCCAATTAACCCACCAATCACACTGTATAAAGATTCTATCGTAACCTTTGACCTCTCAGATGCTTCTCTTGGATATTCTGTATTAGGATCTGATTACCCTGCGTTTGACTTTAATCTCTACAGAGATAAAGATTTTGAAGTTCCCTACACTGGGTTTAATCTAGTAAAGTCTGGTCAGGTAGGTTCTGCTGGAGGTAAGGCAGTATTAACTGTTAACTCAAGTCTGCCTGACATTCTCTACTACAACGTTGATTTACTTTATGATTCAACCTTACCTACAATTAAGGTTGAAAGAACAGTAGATAATGATGTAATCTCTGGAAATGAAATTGCTATAACAGATAGCATGTACAATGGTAATCATAGAATCATTATTGGAACCACCACATCATTCTCTTACGATTTGCCTGATGTCCCTGAGAGTGTATCCTATGCTTCAACTACATCTACACTTCTGTATGAAACCGACTGCGATCATACAAGAGGTCCAATTGCTAAGATTGAAATTATAAATCCTGGAAAGAATTATTACGCACTGCCAGGAATCAATACACTTACTACCAATGGTGGTATCGGTGCAATTTTAGAGGCACAAAGCACCACCATTGGTGCCCCCAAATCTGGTTCAATCCAAGACATTGGATTTGGTCTGCCTTCAGATTCTACACTGAGACCAAGACTTCTGTTCCCACAGACTATTCGTATTGAACCACTGGCAACATTTGCTCAAGTAGGAATCACTTCTTTTGGTAGAGGATTCTCAATCACTCCCAAACTGGTTGTTATTGATGGTCAAACTAATCTGCCTATCAATGATGTAGACCTTAGAATGACTCTTGGAAGTTCTGAAGTTGAGATCTTTAAGAATACAAACGGACTGTCCAATGTTACTCCTACAATTATTCCAACTGGAACTGACTCTGGCGTTGGTATCAGCACGATTGAATACTTCCCTGCAACCAAAGATGCACTGATTACCCTTTCTGTAGGATTCAGCACAGCAAATAGTTTCCCCTTCGCTGTCGGTGATAAGGTCCTTGTAGAGAACGTAAGTGTTGGAGTTGGTTCTACAGGCACAAACTTTAACTCTGCTGGATACGATTACAAGTTATTCGAGTTGACTGAAGTCACTCCTAATCTTGGTGGAATCGGATCTGTCAGATTCAACATGAACAACCTGTTCAAAGCGAATCAAGTTCCAGGTCAGTTTGACGCTGTAAACTCTGCAGGAAGAATCACTGCACAAAAACACTTCCCCATCTTTGAATCTTTCTTAGAACTCAACGATTATATTGTTGGTGAAACTGTCACCTCTGGTTCTAAGACTGGTAAAGTTGAAGATTGGAATCCAATCACTTCTATCGTCAGGATATCCTCTGATGATGATTTTGTAGTTGGAGAGAAAATTACAGGTAAATCCTCTAACGTTGTTAGTGTTGCCTCCTCTGTTACTTCGTTTGAATCGTATCTTAATTTTGCTGCAACTTCTAAAGTTGTTAGAGGATGGCAAGATGACTCTGGAGAACTTAATTACAATCTTCAAAGAGTTCAGGATAACTTCTATTATCAGAGATTCTCCTACTCTCTGAAATCAGAAATTCCATATGACACCTGGAATGACGTTGTTTCAGCAACTAACCATACTTTAGGTTATAAGAAATTCTCTGACTATCAGTTGGAATCAACTAACTCCAATTTGATGAAGGTTGGTCTTTCTACTGAACTTGGAACTGTTGATACTGTAAATGACCTTACTGGATTTGGTAATCTCAATTGTGTTGCCGATTTCGACCTTGTTACAGAGAACAATATTAACTCGGGAACAATTTCCGATGAGATGGTATTCGCTAACAGAATTCTTTCTGATTACTTTGAGTCTGTCGGAAACAGAGTTCTTTCGATTGATAATTTCCAGAATCAGTTCAATAGTGAACCAAGACCTACACCTTTCAGTGTTGTCAATATCTTTGATTTGACAAAGAGAGCACACAAATTTATCACTTATGTAAGAGATAAGAGATTCACTGCACAGAGACAACTGCTTATTGTTGATTTACTCAACGATGGTTCTAATGCTTATATGAACCAGTATGGCAGAGTAGAAACTGCATACGACCAAGGTTCATTTGATTTCTCTATCACTGGTACTGAAGGACAATTAACCTTCTTCCCAACCAAATCTGCGGTTAATGATTATGAGGTTACTACGGTTGATTACAACTTATTGACAACTCTCGCTGGAGTCGGTAACACAAATATCGGTGGTATTGTTGATGTATCCACCGCAAGCACACATATTAACAGCGGTACAACTAAAACAATTGTATCGATTGCAAATACATACACCTCAGCAAAAGTTCTTGTTAATGTCAATGCAGATATTAACTCAAACAAATATGAAATGATTGAGTTAAACATCGTTCATGATGGAACTAATGTTGAACTCCTTGAATATGGAAGATTGACCACAGGTGGATTTGCTGAATCTTCTGAATTAACTGGACTTGGAACCTATCATCCTTACATTGATGGTTCTAATCTGAAGGTTGATTTCGTACCTAATGTTGGTATTGCCACCACTGGCGTTGTCAATACAATGGCAGTTGGACTTGCTACTGCAACTTCTACTGGTATCTCAACCATATCACTTAAGAGGTCTGATTTTGAAGGAAGAGTAACATCGATTAGTGCATCTGGTTCTCCAGGTATTACTACAGTTGCTTCCTACACTGGACCGTTTGATGGTGCATATCACCTCGTACAGGTCACTGACACAACAAACCACAGAGTTCAGTTGTCTGAATTGGTTGTAGTTGATAGTTTTGTGGATACGTCTAATCCATACGACGTATTCTTTACTGAATACGCTAATATTGAAACTCATGCTGGACTTGGAACATTCGGTACTTCAATTGATTCAAACGGAACCACATCTCTGTTGTTCACACCAGAAGCAAGTATCAATACTGTAGTTACTGTATTCACAAATTCTCTCTCCCTTACTGTTGTTGATGAATCTGATCCAAACAATATCAATTTTACAAATGGAACGATTCAGACTGAGGATGGTTCTTATCAGGGAACTGATTCAGACATCAAGAGAGCATTTGGATTAACTCATAACAATGATGAAATCTTTGAAAGATACTTCGTCGGAAATGATAGCAGTATTGTTAGTGTAGACAACAACACAATTACTATCCCAAATCACTTCTTCGTAAGTGGTGAAAAAATTAAATATCATCACGTTGGTACGGCCACTTCTGCGGTCGGTGTTGGGACTACATCCTTTACTGGTGTAGGAAATACAACATTCTTACCAGAAGAGAATATCTTTGCAATCAAGGTTGATGACAATACAATTAAACTTGCTACTAGTGCCGCAAATGCACTCCAGGAAGTCCCCATTGCAGTTGAACTTGAAAGCGTAGGTATCGGAACTTCGCATAGATTTGTAGCAACCAATCAGAATGCCAAGGTCATGGTTGCCATTGATAATGTTTTACAATCTCCTGTTGTTGCTACTGCAGTTACAACTGGTATCTCTACAAACGTCACGATATTTGATGAGCAAGTTAAGTTTAGTGGTATCACATCATTCTTCGGATCTGACTTGATTCAAATTGGTGATGAGATTATGAAAATTGAAGGTATTGGTATTGGAGTTACCAATGCTATCAGAGTTCGTAGAGGATGGTTGGGAACGAGACCTGGTGCCGCTGATACAGGTGCTTTGGTAACAAAAGTTACCGGTAATTACAATATTGTCGATAACGTTCTCAACTTTGTTGAAGCACCTTTCGGAAACACTCCTATCGGTTCTACAACCAACCCACCTGACGAAAGGGATTTTGTTGGAATTACCACGAGTTCAAGTTTCCAAGGTAGAACTTTTATTAGATCAGGTATCACTGGCAGTTCCAATAACTCTTATAGTAAGAACTATATCTTTGACAATATTAATAGTGGTTTCAACGGAACTACAAATCAGTTTACATTAGAGCAAGCAGGTTCAAATATAACTGGAATTGAAGATGAAAACGCAGTTATTCTGATTAATGATATTTTCCAAGTTCCATCTTCGACCAAAGATTATACCCTGACTGAAACTTCAGGTATTACCTCCATCACATTTAACGGTTCTTCCCCACAAACTCCCCTTGGACCTGATGTTGGTATTTCCAGTTTCCCCAAAGGTGGTGTAATCGTATCCGTTGGTTCTACTGAAGGATTTGGATATCAACCTTTAGTTGCTGCTGGTGGAACCGCAATCATTTCTGGATTCGGAACTATCTCATCTATCAGCATTGGTAACAGTGGTTCTGGATATAGATCTGGTATTCAGACAACTGTCAATGTTGGCGTTGGAACCTCTAGCACTGGCACAGGCAATATTCAATTCGTTGGTGTTGCTTCTATCAGTAACGGTAACATCGTTAGTGTCGCGATTACAAATCCAGGAGTAGGTTTCACACACACCAACCAACCATTTGTAGTATTTGATGCTCCAGCATCTTATTCCGATATGCGTCTGTTCTACAGTTCCTCTTCTGTTGCTGGAGTTGGAACTGAAGCAGTTGCAGATGTCGTAGTTGGTAATGGTTCTAGTGTAATTGACTTTGAAATTAAGAAGACTGGTTATGGTTATAGAGAAGGTGCAATTCTTACCGTTGCCATCGGCGGAACGACAGGTATTCCAACTACATCTTCTTTCTCTGGAAATGAATTCCAAATTACCGTTGATGAAATTGCAGATGATAAATTCTCTGGATGGTCTGTAGGAACTTTACAAGTTCTAGACAATATCGAAGAATTAATTGACGGTACTAGAAAGGACTTCCCACTTAAATTAAATGGAGCAATCACCTCTATTGTTTCTGCTCCAGGATCTAAGATTGATGTTCAAGATGTATTGATTATCTTTGTCAATGATGTTTTACAAGAACCAGGTGCAGGTTACGAATTTGGTGGAGGAAGCACCCTCACCTTTACTGAGGCACTGAAGGTAGGTGATAAGGTAACAATCATCTTCTACAAAGGAAATGGTGACAGCGATGTTATCTTTAGAGATGTCATTGAAACTGTCAAGAAAGGTGATACACTGCAACTCAAGCATATGGCAGGAGTTCAGGCACAGAGTCTTGATGAAGATGAAAGAAGTGTATTGAATGTTCTTTCAACTGGTAACGTTGCAACCAATCCTTACGCTGGACCAGGAAATACAAATGACGTAACTCTGTCAAGACCAGTTACCTGGTGTAGACAGACTGAAGATAAGATTATTGAAGGTATTCCTACAGGTAAGGACAGAGAGTTGTATGAACCAGTTATTAACCCAACCTCATACATCATTAAGAATGTTGGTGTTGGTTCTACTGCTGTATACGTTGATACACTAAGACCTCTGTTCAATCCACAAAACGAGGCATCTTCACTTTCGTTCCAGAACAAGATTAAGTTCATTCCACAAGAACCTAAGGTTGGTGCATCCGCAACTGCCGTAGTCTCTGGATTTGGAACTATCTCATCTGTCGTGATATCTGATGGTGGTGTTGGATACAGCACGGCGACTGTAAG